ATTTACAATAGTTTGTCAAGCGTAATGTAGATAACTTCCTACAATATATTTTGGAACCTCTACAGGTTTTAGGCCTGCGTGAGGATGTGTCCACATGGGCGGGAAACATAATACACTCCCTTTTTTACAAGGAGAAATTATCTGTTCACCACCAATTGGATTTACTACTGTTTGACCAGCATCATTGTCTGTTAGGTATAGAAAGAATACTAGAAATCTCACACAGTTTTTATTGGTGTTAACATCCACATGGTTTCTAAATTCATCAGTGCCATTCGGCATATAACGTTTTATTCTGGGAGACTCAAAACCATGTTTATTGGGCCATATTGGTTTAATATCGTCTTTATATTTACCAACACATGAAAAAAGATGATTGATTATCTCACCAAACTCTGCTTGCCAAGACTTCATATGTTTGCCCATATCAATCTGAGTAAAATCATAATTAGTGTTTGATTCCACATCCCATTGATCTGAAGAGTTTTCAAATTTGTTTACGAGATCATCACAATAATTATCAGTAATTACGTTATCATATACTCTAACTAAATTATCCATACTTAAATTCATCTCCGGCCGCAGCGTCTAATTGTTCCATAATTTCTGGAGTGAAATATTTCTCAGGGTCATTGTTAATTGTCTTACCAAAAGTCTTTGTTCCATCTGGCAATTCAATACGAGTTGATACTGATTTGAATATTTTGTATTTCAAAGCCAACTCTAACAGTCCATAGTATCTATCCAATCCACGCTCATACATAAGTCTCACATCAACCATCTTGTTTTCTATGGTCAATCGACTCTTGTGGTTCTTGCAGTGAATGATACTTCCAACAACCTCTGTACCTTCTTTCTCTTTCTTCTTACTCAAATAAACAATAGAGGATGCGGCGTATTTAAGTCCAGAGCCACCACCCATTTCCTTTTGAGGAAACATAGAACCTACCACATCATAAGTGTGATTTGTTAAAACCATCGGCACTTTGGCCCTTCCTAGTTTCAATGTCAGAACTCGGAACGCTGCTTTGAGAACCTGTGCCCGTGTCATGTCTCTCGTCTCTTTACCTTCAGCAGTATCCTCAACTTCCTTGGTAGTAGATAACATACCAAGTGAGTCAAGACACATAAACATGGGCTGTCGCTCAGATTCATCTGTTTCCATGTATTTGTCAAGCACCTTGAGAGATTGTGTGCGAAACTCCTGCACAGTAGTCACAGGCATCATCACCATACGCTTTGGATCAATTCCCCTGTCAACCACCATCTGTTTTGTAATTGCACTTTCACTCTCAAAGAATATAACACCCGCATTTGGATCACTGTCGAGAAAACTCTTGACCATACCCATAAGAAAGAATGTCTTACCTGTTGCACTCTCTCCTGCAATAGCTGTAATCTTATTCGCAGGCAATCCCCCATGAACACTACCACTCAGCAATGCATTGAAAATATAACTTCCCGTATCAATAAAAGTAGAAACATCTCCTGCTTCTACACCGTCATCGACAATGCCTCCGTATTCATTTAACTTCGCAATGTCTCTCAAAAAATCACTCATATATTAGTCTCCTTTTAATTTAAATCGCATCGTAGAGAAGCCATGCATAAACAGACATGGCAACAACATATAATACACCCACATATAAAAACCACTTGAATATTGAATTCAACATATCATGATAAACTCCCGTTTTAGAAGAAAGCTGAGTATATGGCTGACATCGATATATCACTATGTACAGGAACCCCACTGTTCACCATGTATACTGCAAAGAGAGCAAACCATAACACATAGAGAGCCACAAGAAATATTCCGATCTTAATCAAGTATCCAATAAAAGAAATCATCACACATCACCTCTCATCCAAAAAATTCCTCTAAACTACCTTGGACACCATAGCTGCTATCTAGCAACCAATTCATTTTATCTGTTATAACCTTTAGTGGTTCTACAAAACTTTTTTCATACTGCATATCATAGTCTATTTTACCAGCAATGTCAAGTTCCTTTGGTACTTCTGTCATAAAAGAAAAGGCAGAAGACTGAAATACATTTGGTTGCCGCAAATGAAGAAATCGTATCTTGTCACCTTCCTGTATCAATGGATACTTGTTATGCAACTTCTGTTTATTGACAAGATGGTTGTATAGGATTGCTCCCTTAACATGAATTGGAGCTCCTTTTGCAAACAACTGTGAATCACCACGAAACTTTTGCACACCATTGCAGCTTCTAGGATATGCAATATCCTCTGGTGGTAACTTCATAAACTCTTCCCGAAACTCTTGTATGAACTTATTTAGCATCTTCTCATCACCACTCATCATGATCTTCAAGGCCTGTTTAATCTTCTCTCGACAAGGTGCAGGCGTAGATGACTTGACTGCCTCTATACCCATGATCTTTAGATATGGTTCTTTGAACCTAACACCTTCCATGTCATGAACATTAAGGATATATCGTTTCTTGGCAGTCCAAATACCCTTGTCAGCAATAGCTTCTCTTGACATTTGCATCTTCTGTTCGTATGCATTCATCTCCTCAGCAAGATGTTGATAAGACCTATCAATAAATGGTTCCAACTTCTCTTTTGCAATCTTGTCCAAGAAGTTGACAATCTTTTCAGTCGGAGTTCCCTTCGGAAACAATTTAGTAACAAGTTTATCAAAACTGATATAGGCAGAATCCGTGTCAGAAGCAATGACGTAATCCATATCTTTAGTTTCCAACAATTTGTTGAGATAAATGTTAAGACTCTTTTCAATCCATCGTATAGATAACTGACCAGCCGTTGTAATTGCTGTAGCAACCAACAGATCGTAATACCTAAACCAATTATTACCAATTGCACCGTAAGCGGAATTAAGAGAAATCTTCTTCGCCATTTGGATGTTATCGTATCGAGATATCTTCTTGAGTAAAGCGGTGTTGCCAGTATCTTCATACTCTTGTTTAGCTTCGAGCATAAGTTTCTTATATTTGACTCGATCATTATATACATTCTCCATTATTTCTGGCAAAAATCCTTTGACATCCTTACGAAAAAAAGCACCGTTTGGAGTCATACAATACTCCGTATCGTTCTTTGCTTTACCCGCAAGGATTTTATCCACCATTCCTTCAACCATGTCAGCTCCACCATTCACCAATGTCTCTGGCGAAATGTTATACTGCATGATAAGGTGAGGATATAGGGAGTTCAAATCAAAAGACATGACCCAGTTGTGCATACCCACCTGTGGGTCTTTTACATAGGCGCCTTCAAACTTTTCACTTTTCTCATGTTCCTTCTTTTGTGGAATAACAATATTCTTTTTGCGAAGGTGATTGTAAATTACAATATCCCAATATCGAACTTGACCAAGAACATCAGTCATATTTACCTTACCATCATATGCCATAGTCAGACACAATTCAATAAGACGCATCTTGTCTTCTAGCTTGTCCACAATCTCAACGTCTTGGATGTTGTATTCAATGAACGATTGATAGTCCTTCTGATACCATTCTTTAAATGTTTCGTATGGATTGCCTGCTTTACGTTCACCTAGTTCAACAAATGCAATGTGATCTAATGTATATCGTTCTTGGTTTGTGTATGTAAACTTGCGATATAGGTCAAAGAAATCTAGTGCAGCCACACCATAGATATTATAGACTTGATGTTTACGCCCCATCTGATAGACTTCACGTTCATGCACCTTACCCCAAGGAGATAATTTATTAATCATCTCTCCACCTAGAATTTTTGTAATTCGATTGCACAGATAGGGAATATCAAAGAATTCTGTATTCCATCCCGTAATAACGTCTGGTTCAATCATAGACCAAGTGTCAAGAAACTTGAAGAGCAACTCTTCTTCATTCCGACATAGCCGATAGTCCACATCATCTCTGCTATTCTCGAACTCATGGAGACCCCAGACAATAATCTTTTTGTTCTGGTGGTTTTTCATCGTGATTGATAACATAGGTTCAGCCGCATCCTTTGGATTTGGAAAA